CGTTGCACTACACCCTACAAAGACCTACTATAAAAGCTCTTGCGATTAATTTCTCGCTTGAACTAACGGGTTGGGCCAGAAGAGAAAACTACTCATCTCTCCACTGTCTTTAAAAGACACTCCGCTGAAACTAAAAAGGCGGAGCCCACCTGGCTTTTATGTCGACGTGCTCAGGACGTCCGTAACGTTCGAGATGCTTCGCATCAAAGATCGGGTCTAACCCTCTCTTGAGGAAGAACTTCAGTAAGGCCGCATACCCATTAAGTGGGTCACTTCGCGGAGTCCCTTTAACTACTAACCCTTTAACTAAGGGTCTATGTAGATCGGGACACATTCGCTCAGTCTCATATCCTAAGACAGAGTGCAGACCTAAAACTGGAGACGTATCCGCTACACAGGGATGAGGAAGTTTTACCTTCTTCATATGCTTAAGCAGAAAGCCTGCAGCACACCATAGTCCAGCCTTATAAAGCTGGTTGTACAGTGAGAACAGACTTATAACGTTCTCGGTGTCACGCCGTGATTCAGGAAACATTCTTCGGACATATGTAGGTTTTACATCTGTACCGTCGTATGCGTCCATCCCGCAGGACTCTCGAAACTTACCAGTTACGAAAGACTTAGCGAGGTTCACTTTCAGACCAAAGTCTGTTAGTTCACTTATCACGGACTGCGCATATTCTGTGGGGACAACGATATCGTCACCATAGATTCGCACACCCTCCATAGCCTTTTTTAGGCTTTTCAGGGTGACCGGTGTTCCTTGGCGCCTCAAGATCCCAGATAGGCAGATGGTCAGAAAGACCATAGCTTCAACGGGAAAACATGACGCCGAACCCATAGACGCAAACTTGGCAAGGGTTATAATCCCGTGTCCAGGTACGTCTGCAGAAGTCGAACGACAAGCCTGTAGAGCACCAGAGAAATCTGGCACGCAATCAAGCATGCGTAAGACAAGCAGATTGGAAACCCTATCACTGGCTTCAGAGAGGTCTAGCGTTGATGAGACGCCAGTCTTTGAAGAGGACAGAGCCAGCTGTTGATTAGGTACCTGATTCGTAAAGCCTAAGGCTCCACGGAGTACGGTACTCTTCTCTAAGCATGGAACTAAAATCTCGAGAAGGCTTTGTTGTGTATATTGCATACACACAGGCTCAATCGCGATAATTCTAGGGGTTTTCAACGTTTTAGGTACAGTAATGACCCTAACGGGTCGTTCTGCATCAGGTTCTAAGAAGTCAATTCTCTCGAGCGAGTCAGCGTCATTCCAAGAAGGAATGCAGAAGACATCACTCGGGAAGAACACATCGAGACGAGAGTGCCACTCTTGGATTGAGAACTTCCGATTTCCGGAAATTCTCTGAGCGGTAGCTCCCGGGCCATGGCGTGGAACATGAGTTCCTCGCCGAACCACGGAGTTAACGGACTGGAGGGTAGAACCCCACAGAACGTCAGAAATGTCCCCGAATCTCTCATAGAGAGAAGGGTGCAAATTCCGACTTCGTTCTCTGACTTCATTATCACACTGGACGTAACCGTCAAATGCGGCCTTAATGCGCTTATCAGTGCATTGAAGGCTAAGTTTCTTATACAGCAAAGTAATCTGCCGTATAAAGAATATTGCATCATGATTAGGTTCCTCCAGAAGGAAACCAGAACCAGGATCGAACACCTGACAGAGCAAACCTCTAAACAAACAGGGGAGCGCTCCTCTCTTCTTGAAACCAAGAAAGAGAGATGTGTCAACGTATTGAACTTCAAGACTTCTTTCGAAGTCCTTACAGAAGTTCGGAAGGGAGATCGTTAAAAACGATATACCTTCGTGTTCGACCCGAGCAGAGATTGTTTTAAAATCTCTGGTGGTGCTAGCGCGACAAAAGGTGCTAGAATCTTCTAGCACACAAAAGAGTAACTGCATAAGGCTTTTCATCTGTGCTCTCCGTTAAAGGTGAGTCGCAGAATCCCGGCCAACAAGCAGCAACAGCTCTCAGTGGAAGCTTACCCAAGTAATGGCTGTTCCCAAAAGGATCAGACATACGAGGAGGCCAAAACCGAGAATTAACATCCACGGAAACAGGTGATGAATCTTCATTCAATCACATGAGCGATCGTATTACTACGATTCGCCTCCAACGATGTTGGTGACTTTCGCGTAAGTGGAGGCAGCGAGATAGGCAATAAGCCCATTCGTAATGTCCGCACACTCTGCACGAGAGAAACCCGTGATAGGCTCATCAATGACCAGATAAGCACTCATAGAGTACTTAATATTCTGAGCAGAGATAAGAGGGTCAGCGGCGATCTTATTAAAATCGACGCGGGCCACATGCCTATTTCTTTTTCCATAGCTGTGCGAAATGGTAAGTTGAAATGTACCATCCGCCTTTTTATAGGAAGAAGAGTTAACGCCACGCACTACGGCTGGGAGCGATTGAGCTCCCAAAGTAGGAGGGGTGACTGACTGAGGATCTGCCAACATTGGCACAGTACTCCTTTAGTTCACACAAACAAAGTTTGGTGTTTTCAGCGAAAATGCTGAGGCTTGCTTCGGGACAATCCCAAAGCAGCTACTATGGCGCCCTGTCTCAGTGAGAAACTGAAAGGGTCTAAGCCAAAACCATAGGGAGTCGATTTGGTTCGCCCAAT